ACGTCAGACACGTCAAGCGTCAGGTAACGATAGCCGTCTGTCATATACGTGGGGTCAATGTGAAAAATCACGTGTTCCCCGTCATCATTGGCCGCCACTTCGCAAAGCAAACCGCTAATACTGACCGGTGTACCGTTGATAGC